CTAAAGATAAACGTCTATGTTTCATTATCTGTGTTCTTGTTTCATTAACTTCAAGTTGGATAGGTTCTAATATCTGACTATCCGGTACTCCCCAGAATACATCATCATCTACATTGAATGAGAATGTATAGAAAGGTAAACGGCTATGAGATTGAAGTTCATCATCTCCAAAGTATAATACCTTAGTTGTTACATGCGGAGCTAGTACAAATACTTTACCTGTTTTCTTATCCCGTATCTCATAAAGGTCAATCATAGGGGTCGGATTAGAATAAGATTTATTTTCCTTATTCGTAGAACTAGTACCAGCCATTTGACCTTTTGTAGAACCTTGTAAGTCTGCTGTATTGGTAAAGCGTTTATCATCTTTAACATCTTGTAATGACCTTCTAATCCAATGAATAGCAAATCGACTATCATCAAAATCTATAAGTCCAGCAGGGACAATAAATGCTCCTGGGTGTACTCGCATGAACCAAGGCATATTTGCATGTACATTCTGGTTGTATTCAACAATCTGATTCTTACTATCAAAAGGTTGGTCAGTCTCTAAATCCTTTGGACTTGGAGTAAACTCAGCACCAAAACCTAACTTACCAACAGCAGTACCAAACATGAAACAATCCTGCACCATCATCTTAATCTGCTTCTTCAACTTCATACGCTTGATTAGTTTATTATCAATACGTTCTAGTAGTTGAGCAAATAGTGCATGTTCAATCCCAGGCTTTGCTGACACAAGGGATATACTAGGATTTCTAAAATAAACTCTAGGCACTATAGTACGTAGCATCTTGAAATATATATTAGATGGAAGTATCCCATCAGCCCAGTTACCACGATAATAGTTTCTCCAGTCTGCCCATTTAGCTTCGTGCGCAAATTCTTTTCTGAATTTAATTCCAGCTTCTATCTGCGTAGTCCACCATGCAACATCTGGTTTACCTTTTATATATCCTTCAGCCATTTAACCAGCCCCAATCTTTTAACTGTTTAATATCTTTAATAGCTCGTAAACCAATATCAGATCTATATTGAACATCTTGAATAGTTAAATTATCAATAGTTCTATATACTCTATTACGTGCTTCCTGTATATCTCGTCCTCTAGCGGTGACTTTTAGAATGGCACCGTCACCTCCAGCATACAAATAATTTTCTCTTTCATCTCTGTAAGCATCTGTAAGGTATAGATGTTTAAGATTAAACTCGTTAATACCGATAATAGGCATACCCACACTTTCATTATCTGGTTCTCCATGTGGCCAAGGCGGTACGGATAATCTAACAGCTATCATATAATCATCAGTTATTGCCATTTCCTTTTTAACTCCGATAGCAGTCTCAAAGAATAAATCTGTAACTGATTCTTTAAGCCCTTCCATAAGAGCCTCAATCGCATCATAGCCAAGCCTAAACGTAATCTCAAGTGCGTAAATTCTATCATCGTCGATAATAGTATTAATATCAATAGGACCCCTATAACCAATGCGCTTAAGGAACGGAGCAAACTTAACAACGGTAGCAGCAGTAAGCTTATCGCCAGTAGTAGTAACAACGATATTTCCCATGCAACCTGTATTAGAGCCTTTATCACCTTCCAGAAATCTCTTCTCTTCAAACGTATGATTAAAAGGACTTATCCAATCCCTACCATTAAACCAACCTTCTGTACTTACTTCAACACCAGTTACTATCTTCTGTACTATTAAATCAGTATCTTTAGGTAATGTAGTTAAAGCCCACTTATATATATCTTTATCCTTACAAACATAAGTCTTAGCCGTAGATAGATTACCACTTGGTTTTATTACAAATCCAGGTTCTTCCCATAAATCAACTATAGTCTCAGCCTCTTTAGGAGAAGAGAAAGTATAAGTCTCTGGTGTATCTATTTCAAACTTTTCAAATAATTCTATTCCTTTCTTTCTATCCAGTTCCGCTAAGTCAGCCATTTTACTACAAGAGAATACAACCTTTCCCATTTGACGTAGCGTCTGTTCATACTTACCAAAACCTACCATATCACAAATAACAAGGTCTGCCCATACTACATGAGGCCGCCAGCTAGAGATTCTATCAATGATACCAACTCCAGCTTGCTTGTATTGCGCTTCCTTTATATACATCTTAACTTCATTCTTTTCTTCGGCAAGTTTAAATGCTATGCCTAGACCGTCCCCGTCAATGGACAGTATTAATATTTTCATTCCCTTCCCCTTGAGATACTTGAGCTGAGATAGGATAGCCTCGCTGTCCTCCTCGTAACTCTTTTATTATAGATTCTAAACTGAATGGGTCATTCTGCATATTAGGTGTAAAGGTAACTGTATTAGTTGTATATAACACAGCCCTATCAAAACCAATCATGCACATAGCCATACCCATTACAGTATCATCATGACAACCTTCTTCTGCTTGTAGCTTTCCTGTTTCCGTTTCAATGAAAGAATCCATTTCATCTTTAAGGATTTCAGAATGTATAGTTAAATCATGTACAACTACCTTTCTTAAATTACCAACAAGAAACGGTTTACTCTTAACACTTGTTCTAAAACCAATATCAGTTAATAAGTCAACTTCTTCTTTAGCTCCTGATTGACCTTTAGTTTTTACATAAAGTAAATGACTTGGATATATCTCATTACCTTCTGCATCATCTCTTGTTAATTCTTTAATAGTTACAATACCGTGATTATTATTCTCAACGGTCATAAAGGCAAGGTTAAATAATCTACCCATTTCAGCTAACTTCAAACCAAATAAGTCAGGAGAGATTTTATTATTAACATACTCTCCAACCTGTTCCATAGTTTCAAGACACACAACCTCAACAACACTATTATCCTGTCCAACACCACCACCTACATCACCACCAATAGCATAGTGCATATTAGGATTTGGGTGGTCTTTCATTATATGCGTATGAGCATCTATCTTTTCAAAGTGCTCTGTAGGTACATAGTTAACCTTATTAAATACAGAACGTCCAGATGCTTGAAAACACTCATCGAGGTACATTGGATACTCTTGCTTGAACAAGTCCAAGTCATAATCCATTTCCTCAATCTTATCTCTCCGCCAAGCTATCTGCCCAAGAGTAAGTTCTCCACGTTCATATAGTTCTAATTCATCCCAATCAGGATTGAAGTCAGCTAACAGTGCTTCTTCCTCACTCTTAGATGATACATAAGAGTATTCCGGAAAGTTCTGCCAGTTGAAGAAATGTAGACGATATCTGGAAGAACCCTTTGCTGCTCTCATAACAGCACGATGATAATAATTCCCTTGGCCACGTCCAGTACTCTCCATTCCAATCTCACCGTTCTTAGGTACTGCTTGGAATAGACCGGATAACAAAGCCTTTGGATTTTGCCAAAGTGCAACTTCACTACAATGTAGTCTATGGATAGTATCACCAACACCTACATTATCTGAACCAGCAGTACCGATGGATAAAGTACTTCCCATTTTCGGAAAGGTTATCTGGTTAGCACTACTGTTCTTAATTACTGGCTTAGGCCGCCTCATATGTTCAATCATGTAGTGGGCTTTCTTAAGCATCTTCTTCGTAGCTGAATGTAATAAGAAGATATACCTTCCTGCCGAGCCTTTGGAATAATATCACGACCAGAAAGAGTATCATCAAGAGCAGCCTGTGCAGGATTGAGGAGGAAAGGAACATCATTCCCGTCCTTATCTGCAATCATGAACATGCTTTCTATTATGAATCTTTCTTTAGTAGCCATTATATATTCCAGTGCCGTTCATTTGGTGAACACATCTATACATCATCTCTATCAATATCAGTTAAACCAAAGCCTATATTCTGTTTAATTCTATCCCCCATAGGATTCTGTACATTGCGGGGTAAGTAAGGTGAATCATGTGCTTCAAACTCTAAGAACCTAGCTCCACCTGGATTAGAGTTTATATAGATTCCACAATAATTACCTTTAGTTATCTCTGTGTTTTCTACTTCTGCTACGATCTGTCCATTAAGAATAAACTTCAAATTGTCACCAACAGAACTAGCTTCTATTATTTGAGTTTTAGTTAAATCAATCTTACGAGTAGCTGTACTATCTATAGTACTAAATGAACCACCATTTCTTCTTTGTATAAGGACACTGGCAGCTGGAAATAATAAGAAACCA